CCGAGAACATCGTGCGCCACACGAATCGGCCCGTGCTGATTGCCACGCCGCTGGCCGTCAATCATCAGACCGTGCGAGAGGCGGAGAAGTTCGGCATTGACGCCGTGCGCGTGGGCGATGGGGTTGTCCCGCAAGGTGCCAGAATCGTGGTCACCAACTACGAGCGCCTAGACCGATTCTCGGCGCATGACTTCGCCGGGATGGTCTGTGACGAGTCGAGCATCCTCAAGAACTTCGACGGCGTGCGGCGAGCAACCGTGACGGAACTCATGCGGACATTGCCGTACCGGCTCCTCTGCACCGCGACGGCCGCGCCGAACGACTACATCGAACTCGGCACCAGCAGCGAGGCGCTCGGGGAACTTGGCCACCTCGATATGCTGGCCCGCTTCTTCAAAAACGACATGAACACGTCCAACCCGCGCGTGGCTTGGCGTGGCCACGGTGGGGTGGAAAAGATGAAGTGGCGCTTCAAAGGCCACGCCGAGCAACCGTTCTGGCGCTGGGTTTGTTCTTGGGCGCGGGCGATTCGTCGCCCGTCCGACCTCGGATTTGATGATGGGCGCTTCGTGCTCCCACCCGTTACCGAGGTTGAGCACATCGTCATGGCGCGCACACCACGGCCCGACATGCTGTTTGACCTCCAAGCGGTCGGACTTCGCGAACAGCGCGAGGAACGCAGGCGCACGGTGGTCGAACGGTGCGAGAAGGTGGCCGCGATGGTCGAGCACGACGACCAAGCCCTCGCGTGGTGCCACCTGAACGCCGAGGGCAACTTGCTCGCCCAACTGATTCCCGATTCCGAGCAGGTCAGCGGGTCCGACTCGGATGACGACAAGGAAGCGCGGCTCATCGCCTTCGCGGAAGGCAACCTCCGCGTGCTGGTCACTAAGCCCAAGATCGGTGCGTGGGGACTCAACCTCCAGCGGTGCGCGCACGTCACCTTTTTCCCATCGCACAGTTACGAGCAGTATTACCAGGGCGTCCGCCGCTGCTGGCGATTCGGCCAGACTTGCCCGGTGCGCGTGGACATGGTGTCCACCGAAGGCGAGCGCGGCGTGATGGACAACCTGCTTCGCAAGGCGACTCAAGCCGACAAGATGTTCTCCTCGCTGGTCGCGGAGATGGGACAGGCACTTTCCATCAAGCGGTCGAGTTACGACGCCAAGGAAACGGAGGTTCCATCGTGGCTGTGAAGGACCAGATCATCACCGACCGCTACGCGCTCTACCTTGGGGATTGCTGCGAGTTGATGCCGACACTCCGAGAAGGCAGCGTCCACCTGTCGGTCTACTCGCCCCCGTTCGGCGGGCTCTACCACTACTCAAGCTCGGAGCGCGACCTGTCGAACTGCCGGAACTACGATGAGTTTTTCGCGCATTATGAGTTTGTTGTCCGCGACCTGTTCCGCCTGACGCTGCCCGGCAGACTCACGGGCGTGCATTGCATGGATGTCCCGTCTGGCAACACGGGCAGCGACCACTTGCGGGACTTCCCCGGAGACATTATCCGGCTCCACGACCGCATCGGCTTCAAGTACCTGGCCCGCTATTGCGTATGGAAGGAACCGCTCGGCGTCCGCAACCGCACGATGGCCAAGAACCTCGCTCACAAGTCCATCGTGGAGGACTCGTCCCGTTGCTCTGTGGCCTCGGCCGATTACCTGCTCATGTTCCGGCGCAAGGGCGCGAATCCCATCCCAATCCAGCACCCCAACGGCTTGACAGACTACGCCGGCGCGCGGTCGATCCCCGCCGACGTGATGCCGTACAAGGGCTGGAAAGGGAATCAGATCGAGAACCGATACTCGCAAAGGGAAAGGACCACCTTCGCAAAGCGGGATGGTCCTTTCCGGAACCTATTCTCTCCCCCCATCTCCGAGGAAACGGAGGGGTCCATTACTTGAGGCATGGATGTTAGAGGGGTCATCGGCGCTTCGTCAAGTATTCTTGACCCCCCGGACTTGCACACCTGTGCACCCCAAGCGAGGCGTCTTGCACTTTGATCCCCGCGTGCCATACTGGCTCCATGCCTAAGCGCTCAAGCTTGCCCGCAGACGTGAATGAACGTGCCGCCGCTATCGTTTCCCGGGTGACCACATCGCCTCCCAAGCGAAGGCCCAGGAAGCACCGCAAGAACCCGGCTGCCGTCGCCCTGGGCAAACTGGGAGGCCGGAAGGGCGGCAAGGCGCGGGCCGCAGCGCTTTCAGCTGAGCAGAGGCAAGAGATTGCCCGCAAAGGCGGCCTAGCCCGCCAGGAGCAAGCTCGACGTGAGCGCTAGCCTTCATTACCAGCCTTGCCTCCGCTGCCATACCATGCCTTCAGTCCCCACCCCTTCGACCGGCCTAGGTTCGAGAAGATCGTGTCCTTGTTGCGGGTAAGCGCGGTGAAGATCGTGGAATAGACGTTGTCAGACTTGGTTGTGAACCCACCAGCCACCAGCTGTTCGGTCAGCTCCGTAGGCTTGGCGGGTCGTTTGACCATGCTGAGATATTTGATGATTGCCTGCGAGGCACTCAGCCCAAAGAAGCTGTCCGACCGAAGCTCTTTGTGAACCTGGGCCGAAGCGGCAAGGTTGCCCGTAATAGTAAGTTTTGCCATGCCCGGCACGATCTCAAGCCCGGTTGCGTCGCCTCCGGCCTCGACCATCTTTCGGACCATCACTTCCCGGGTTTTCATCAGTGCCGCAATCTCTTCGTCTAGCTCGGCGATGATGGCTGCGTAGTGTTCGGCATCAATGGCCATGCTCAATTGCCCCCTGGCCTAAGCCATGGTAGGTTGATCCGGCAGACGGGAACGGCCTCACGGCCGCCCCCGCTCCCTGCCGGGCCTGCGGGAGTTTAGCCCCGCGCCCGCAACGGGGCGCTAGACCCTCATGGTGCTAGCCCTCGCTTTCCAACGACGGTCTCGGTTCCACACCTCCCAAGTGCCCGAGGCCGTCGTTTCTCCGCCCCTTCCGGGGCGGATCGCTTATCCCACGAAACACGGCACGGCGTCAAGTCATACTTCGCTGCCCGTCATGTTTGCCATTGACAAGCTTGAGCGCACAAGCTATCATAGGCCTATGAACAAGCTCTCGAACGAAAGACGGGCGCACATCGTCCGCGCACTAGTCGAAGGCAATAGCATCCGCGCAACCTGCCGCATGACCGATACGGCGAAGGGGACCGTGCTCAAGCTGCTGGCTGACGTAGGGCGGGTCTGCGATGCCTACCAGCGCGAGCACCTTCGCAATCTGCCATGCACGAAGATTCAATGCGACGAGATTTGGTCGTTCATCGGCTGCAAGGAGAAGAACCGCCCGGAACGCGAGCGCGGCAAGTTCGGGCGCGGGGATGTGTGGACTTGGACGGCGATCTGCGCCGATACGAAGCTGGTCCCGGTTTGGCTGGTAGGACCACGGGACGCGATGGCCGCCCGAGAGTTCATCTTTGACCTGTCCGTCCGCCTCAAGAGCCGCGTCCAGTTGACCACAGACGGCCACAAGGTCTACCTGGACGCGGTCGAGCGGGTGTTCGGGTCAGAGATCGACTACGCCATGCTGGTCAAACTCTACGGGGTCAATCCCGAGGCCGAGACCCGTTACAGTCCGGCCGAGTGCATCGGCTGTTGGGAGCAGGCCATCAAGGGCAAGCCGGATTCGCGCTACATCTCCACCAGCTACGCCGAGCGGCAGAACTTGACCATGCGGATGAGCATGCGCCGGTTCACCCGGCTAACCAACGCTTTCTCGCGCAAGGTCGAGAACCAGGCGGCTGCCGTGGCGCTCCATTTCATGCACTACAACTTCTGCCGCATCCACCAGACCCTACGGATTACGCCCGCCCAGGCCGCCGGGGTGACGAACAAGCTTTGGGACGTCGAGGATATCGTTGCCCTGCTCGATTGAAACTGACCCACTACCGGCGCAGACTAGCACTTGACTCCGCCATACGCGCGGGCATAGACTCCGGGTGTCGAGACCAATCCAGAGTCCGGCGGTGTTCGCTGTGATCTCGACACCGCCTCTCCCTTCGGCAAGCCCGAAGGTTCCGTGGCGCGGCAGCACGCCGCCGGGTTCTGGGATCGCGCTCCACCACGGACGACGGAGAGCCCCACAATGTCAGCGGAACCCCGGCCCGGACGCCCCCGCTACTCCAAATGGTTCTGGAAGGATTTCATCGCCAAGATTCAAGACCTGAGTACGCTGGAGGTTGGGGCCTATGTGCGGCTCCTGGGATACGCTGTGACCTGCTCACCCGATTACTGCTCGATCCCAGACGATGAGGCTCTGCTGGCCCGCGCCTCAGGGGCGGGGCTCAAGCAGTGGCGAAGGATCGGGCCACACGTCCGTCCCAAGTTCAGATTGCAGGTCGAGGGAGAACCTCATGTGGTGGTCGAGGGTCGCCCTCGACTGGTCAACGAGCGCGCCCTGCAAGACGCACTCGACTGGGTACAAGTCTGTGAGTACCAGCGATTGAGGCGCACCGCCGGACAACCGGGCTACGACCGGATGCCCTCTACGCGCGCTCGCGCGAGAAGTCAGAAGTCAGAAGTCAGAAGTCAGAAAGAAGAAGAAGAACCAAGCAAGAATGGCGGCGTGACCGCCGCCTGCCTCGCCCGCCTTCGTTCCAGATTCCCGAATCTAGATCTGCCGGTGATCGAGGCCAAGATGCTCGCCGCCCATGCCCAGCACGCCTATCGGAGCCTCGACCGGGCGATGGTGAACTGGTGCAAGAAGGCTGAAAATGAGGGGTGGGACGCCGCCAGGACGGACGCTAGAATCTCCCCGGAGGAGTGGGCCAGACAGGAGGAAGCACGTGAAGCAAAGCGACCTCAGTAGCGGACTCAAGCGCCTCTATTCGGGTTTCTCTCGCACCGAAAACGACCTGACCCCCGAACGGCTGACAGCCCTCTTCGGCATCATCGGCTGCTACTCGGCGGAGTCGTGGGAGGCGGCATGCACGCGGCTCCTGTGCGAGACGCGCTTCCCAGACTTCGACGCCATCCACGCGACAATCGACTCCTGTGCGGAGGATCTCCGGCTGAAGGAAGTACGGCATGCGGACGAGGACGCCAAGCGGTTCCTCTCCGGGAGTCTCAACCCAGCGCATTTCCCAAGCCCTAGTGACCACGACTACGGCCGTTTTCGGATCAAGATTCTGCTGGCCATCGCTGACGGTGCGACGCCGAATGACGTGGCCGCCATGCTGGAATCTCAGGCAGCGAAGTACGACGAATACGGACTGGCCGGCGAGGCGAGACGCTATCGTTCGATGGGCGGATCGTGGGCTCAGCCCGGCGCAACGTGGTGGGACAAGCGGCAAGCCGAGGACAAGGCGTCGCGGAACATCGAGGAAATCAAAGCATCGAAGCGCATTCTCTCGTTCACTGGACCCGCGCCCGACGAGGCCTGGGCCGGGTGGCGCAAGACCACCACTTACCAGATACAACCATCCCCGTCGCCGCGAAACTAGGCGGCCCCTGATGCTCCTCTCCTTCCACGGCGGCCCGCGTGACGGTGCCGAGATGGACGTGACCCAAGAGGTGCCGCTGCCCTGGGTCGTCGTCCCCTCGCATCGGCTCGTGGGACCGGGCGGTGCACCGATGGAGGCCCTCTACGGCATGCGTGACTGGACCCGTGCCGCACGCCCCGCGTTCGCCCGCTACGTGTTCCGCGGCTGGCGCACCATAGAGGCGCCAAAGAGCCACCTACGGAAGCTATGATCACCGAAACCTGGACCCCGGTCCGCTACGTTCGTCAGCCTCAACGCTGCGACTTTTGTTGGCGAACGATTCCCGCCGGGAGCCCGGGCTCTCGTGTTGGCGAGCGCGGCACGAAGGCTTGGCTTAGCAATCAGCGTAAGGCCTGGGAATGCCTCGATTGTCGCTCTGAGGGCTTCCGCGCCCAGCGAGTACGCGAAGACGCCCCTTAAAAATCCCCGCTTGACATCCCCCCAAGCGCGCTATACTGCCGCCCGAGGCGACCCGGGGCGGGCGCCGTGGGCGGATGGCTGCGCGGGCAACGCGCGCTAGGGGAGGGCGGGGAACATGAAGCGCATGGGCGGATGGGTGGGGCTGGTGCTGGCAGCGGTCTTCGCTGTGCTCTTGACGTCGAGTGCTCACGCTTCTGGGAGCGATGTCCAGTGGGAATCCGCTCATCTCAAATGGGCGACCAAGACGAGCACCGTCTTCACTGGGACCTCAGCGGATTCGCAGTTCATCACGGACGAGAACGATACGACGCGAACCGTTGCGTTCGATACGAGCATCCTCGCCTGGGATGCCTTCGCGGGTGAGGGCGTCGCAGCGGGGCCGATCAACGTTGCCTATCTCACCTTCTCGGCTGCCGTGACCAACGGTGCCGCCGACACGATCTACTACTCGGTCGAAAAGCGCGCGCAAGTAGGCGCCGGGGCCGGTACAAGTATCTGGACGCGCAATCGGACGCTCGCCGCAACGATCAGCGCCTCGGCTGTGATCGACGGCATGATGCCAGTCGGAACGGGTGCCGCAATCTTCCAAGGCGTGTTGCAGTGGGACCCGGACGGCTCGACGCTGATCAATCAGGTGAGGCCCGGCGACGTGATCCGGCTCGTGGTCCAAGGCGATCAAGGCGGCGCGACACCCAAGCTGAGCGGCGTGCGCTGTAAGATCAGCTATCCTCGGCGCGTGCAGTCAAGGTAGCGCACTATCTTGAGAGCCTATGCCCTACGCAAAGAAACTGTCGCGCGCGGAAGTTTCAGCGTTGCGAACGATTCGGAGCAAACCGCGCGGCAGATGGGCAGGCACGGACGAGCGCGCGCAGCTCGAAGCATTCAAGAAAACAATGCGCGACGTGATGTGCGGGAAGTTTTGTAGTGCGCGGCTCAAGGTCATTCTCGAAAGTCCGGCGACGGAATCGCTCGTGTTCGTTCGGGCACTTGAGTTCGTGGCGAGCAGGGTCGGCCTGCCGCCGCAAGCGCAGGTCCAAGTCGGCGTCAACATGGGGATGGCGTTGCTGAAGGCACCGGAATGGCTCGGCTGGCCACAGTTGGGGGAGGGTGAGGGTGGTGAGGTGGGGCACACGGAGGTGGTTGGTGGTCGCGACGATGCTGGCAACGGTCCCGCTGGTAACGGCCCAGCCTCGAGCTGAGGACCGTTTTCACCAGCCGCAGACCCGGGCGCAGGATGTGACGCTGCGGTCGATGGAGCCCGAGTTCTGCTACTCGGGCCGGCGCTTCGGCGGCAAGTCGTGGACCGGCTGCACCAAGGGCTTCATGTACGCGGGCACCTATGCCGGTGCTCGCGTTGGCATTTGCCGCGAGGAGCGCGCGTCGATGGAGAGCACGACGCTCCTGACGCTCAAGGGCGAGGTGCTCCCAGGGGGTCTTTGGGACCAGTGCTGGAACCAAGGCAAGAGCGTCTTGGCGCTCCCGAACGGGTCGGAGATGCACCTGTTCGGGCTTGACCGTCCCGGGCGCGCCCTCGGCGCCCGCTACGGCATGGTGGTCGTGGACCAGGCTGAGCAGCTCGACCGCAACCAGTTCGAGATCATCAACTCCTGCGTCATGCAGGTCGGCATGCCCTGGCACCAGCTCCTCCTGCTCTTCAACCCGGATAGCCCCGAGCACTGGGCCTACAAACGCTACCATCCTGACTTGGGCGACGGCGTGCGTCTCGACGCCAACGGCATCCCCTTCGCGCGCGTCGTCCACGTCATGCAGGACGACCTGCTCGGCTACCTGACGCAGCACAGCCGCGAGCGGTTCGACCGCATGGAGGGCGTGTGGCGTCTTCGCCTCCGGCTCGGCATGTGGTCGGCGTTCGAGGGCGCGGTGTTCACGGCGTGGAACGCGGAGCGGGTGGTGGACCCGCCGGATGCATGGGCGCGGTGGGGAAACTACCCGCCCCCGGACTGGCCTCGCGTGCGGGGCATCGACTTCGGCTACTACCCTGACCCGTTCGTGTGCCAGTGGTGGGCGAAGGAGCCGGCGGCCGACCGCTTCTACCGCTACCGCGAGAAGTACGCGCTGCGGAAGATCGTCGAGTTGCACTCCAAGGAGATCGTCGCGGCGGAGCAGGCAGAGCTTGAAGTCCTGCGTGCCGCAGCCAAAGAAGGCGGGCGCGAGAAGGACTTCGCCTCGCACCTCGCCGGGCTCAACCTCGTCGCCTCGTTCTCCGACCACGACCGGGGCG